AGTGGTACTTCTAAACTCTTGATTGGAAAATACTTTGTTAAATCATTCTCCATCTGCTGTGCCATACCCTCATAATAAGATAAGAATCTATATCGATCCTCAACATTCTCATGGGTTACATCAGATAAGAATTCCTTTAACTTGCTTCTTACAAAATCTTTATTATCTACTATCATAGTTCTTTCACCATTGAATTGAAGTTGCTACTCGTTGAACTATTGGCCATTTGTATTCAATCATATAAGTTGCTGCATCTAAGCTATGAGTTAATTCTATATTACTCTTATCAATGCCACCATTACGATCTCTCTGAACTTGCTCTAAATCTTTTATTAAATATTTACACTTGGGATCGACAGTCATTCTTACTTTACCATTTGCATCTTTTAACTTTCTGTTAAGTGCATTTAATCTATCTCTATGCGATGGATGATTCTTTTTAGCATAGACTGTGTATCCATGATCTTTTATAATCTGATGATCTGAGCGATGTGAGGTTGTGCTTCTAGCAGAACCAGCTGGATCAGGATAAACTTCTTTTACATCTCTCCATCTCTCTTTCATCTCCTTGCAAAGCATTTCTGTATTGGAGTTTTGTTGTCTTATCTCATCAAAGTAGTGAATGGTTCCATTACCATATACACAAGCTAAGACTGCTGTATTGTAATCAACGTTGTGGTCGATTCCGATTATCTTATACATACTTAACTCATCAGCTACTTTAACATTTTGTTCTCTATCGAAAGCCCATGCTGCACGATTAGCAGCTGTTTCAAAACTTGCCATGAATTCTTGGCGATATGCTTTTTCATCAAGGTTTGACTTTGCTAGTTCTAATTCTTCTTCACTAACGAAGCCACCATCAACTGTTTTAAACTGCCACGACTTCCATTCTGTATCGTTGCCTTGACCTTTTATAAAGTAATCATAGAAGTTATTATTACTAAAACCATCTGGAGTGCCAATCATCATAGCTTCTCCATTGGTTGTTGTAAGCATAGGATAGATCACTTCTTCAAATACTCCTGGCTTTTGATAAGCGTACTCATCCAAAACAACCCTAGAAAGTTCTGCACCTCTAAGGCTATCACTTGCATCTGATCCTTTAATCGCAATCGTAACACCTGACTGAGTACAACTCAGCTCCGTCTCGTTTATCTTCCATCCCCTGCCTCTCATAATTCGCTTCAGTGTTGGCCATACTGTTATCTTGCCTTGACGATAAGTCGGTGTTATATACCAACGATTCTCTCCCTGCTGCATTTGACCTTTCAAAAGGAACGCAAGACCCAGCACCGATTTTCCGAACCTTCGCCCAGCTGTTACCACCTTGAAACGATGCTTGTCCTCTAGTATCTCTTTTCTCTCTTTTGTTAGATAAATATCCAATTACTTTATCTTTATCCTTATCCATTATCTTTATCTTTATCTTTAGCCCCATACAAGGGGCATATAAGCCCCTTACTTTTCATCAATTATATCATTACCAAAATCTAAAACTCTTAATGGTTTAAACTCTTCAGTTATAATATGCTCTTTAGCTTTTCCTTCCATACGCTCTGCTATGAACTGAACTGCCCAAGACTTTCCTTCTAAAGCATATTGAAACACCTTCCTCAATACTACCTCTAATTTATCCATTCCATCTAAAGTTCCTTCTTCATCAGATATTTTTCTTAATATATCTGGAATAGATCGGCTACCCTTTGGCCTACCTTTACCAACTGAAGCTGTATTCCCAGCAACAAATTGCCCTTTTTTATTCCGATTTTCTCCGTTTTCAATCGGCTTAGACATAATTATAGAGCGATTCGGTAGGAATCGAACCTCCACTTTTATCTTGGACAGATAACGTGCTTCCATTTACACTAGAATCGCATAAGTTTTTTATATATGGTTTACTAAGTTTAATCATATTTTTTCTTAAATTTTTATTTAATGGATAAATATATTTTAATTTTCCACTCATTTTTCTTGATTTTAGCGAATTATATTTTAATCCTTTTGTTTTTACTAACAAACTTATAGTTCTTTGATGAGTCCATTTACCATTATAAAAATATTCTTTTCCAGAGCTTTTTGATTCATCTATAAAAAGCCAATTAGTTGCCTGGTAGATAATACCTAAATGATTTTGCCCCTTGTCTGCATAACTAATTACTAACTTAACAGACGGACATTGTTTTTTTAAAAGTTTTAAACTTAATGCTATTGCTTTTGATGTAGATTCTTGTTTTCCATTTAATGCAACTCTTACCAGTTCCACTACTTCACCTTGAACCATATTAAAAGGCATACCAATAGTAGGTGTAGCACCTCCCCCAAATGTAATTACTCCACACCATTGATTTTTTTTATTAAAAACAGAATAAGAACAATATTTACCAACTGGCAACCTTTTAGAATAATGATAATTCATAATAGCATATTTATGCGCTTTTGCAGAAGCTTTTTTTAATATCATAATTCGCCACCAGAAATAGAATAAAAACTTCCCTCATATTTTTTAATTATTTCTGCAATATCAATTAAAGCATTTTCTTGATCTTCAAACGTTTTAAAAGTTAATTTTATTTGAGGTGGTTTTTCTTTTTCTTCATCTACTAAATCTTCAAAATCTGGTTCAGTTTCAAACAATTGAAGCTCTTCATCTTTAAAACCCCACTCTGTTAATTCACTATTATCAAAGTAATTAGCTAAACTATCCCAATCCCATTGCCCAGTATTTTTATTTAATCTGACATTTAATTCTTTTTCTTTATCTAAAGATAGTTCTATTTCAACACAAGGTACTTTGCTATAATTTAATTCTTTAGCTATTCTTAAGCGTTGATGCCCTCCAACTAATATGTTTTTACGTTCTTTATGTGTATTTACTATTAATGGATCAATTAAACCAAATCTTGTTATAGAGTCTTTTAAAGCCTGATGCTGATCCTGAGTTAATTCTCTAGGGTTATATTCAGCAAAGATTAAATCTGATACTTTATAATTAACGATATTTATATTTTCTTTTTCTTTTTGCATCTAAAGGGCAGTTAGTTAAATAAACAATTCTATTCTCTGGGGTGGCAAAGCCACAACGCAAAATTTTTTCTTTATCGTATCCACAAAATCCACACATTCTTTTTTTAATTGGGCAAACTTCAAACAATTACTTCTTTCTTCTTCCCATCTTCTTCTTCTTATTCTTCATCTTACCTTTACCTTTTTTCTTTCCATAATGATAGGGCATTATTTACCAACCTTTCTTTGAGCTATTTCGTGTGATTCTCCAAAACTCTTTCCACTTTTTAAATCTTTAACCATCTCCTCTAGGTGTTTCTTACTATGATGTGGAGCATGAATCCTCATATTAACTTGATCCTCTTCTCTCAACTCAGATATATCTACACCATTTACTTTTTCCATAACTATTTAACTCTGTATTTTATATAAGCAAGAAAGCTAGAAACGCTTCCTATGCTTAAAATTGTATATATAAAACCATGTGGTTCTCCACATAAACCTAAAAAATGTTTTATGGATTCAATCATCGTTTCCTTTTCATGGCTTTTCTTCTTATATCGGTATCGTGCTTCCTAGAACCTTTTAATATAGAATTTACTCTTGCCATCGCCCATTGTGCCATACCTATTCCAGGACGACTTCCAGTAGTCCATGCAGCTTGTCCTCTACGATATACTGCAACTAGGTCAGAATAAGTAAAAACTTTAGACTTCTTAGCCTTATTTCTAAGTATTTTAATAGTTGCTGCGTTTAGTTTTTTTGCTTTTACTGCCAAGCTTTATTCTCTTATCTATTAATGATTGAGGTATTTTTTTTCCAGCTTTTCTTAATTTTGTCATTCTTTTTATAACTTTTGCAAGTTCTGAGCGTTTTGAGCCTTTTATTCCAGATAAATATTTTTTAGCAATTCCAGTTTTTTTATCTTTAATTACTCTACGCATTTTTTTTCGATCTCCTCAATATAGATTTTGCCCATGCTCTTCCACTATCTCCACCCCATAACTCCCAAGCGATTTTACCTTTACTTGGGTATCCTTTTTCACCTCTTCTAAATCCTTCTGCTTTTTTATCTACTTCATGCCTTGCAAAAAAACTTACCATTCTTTTAATCGTATCAAGACTTACTGCCGAACCTCTTGCCAGTTGATTAGCCCTAGCAACACCGACAGCTGTTCCCCCTTTTCGACTCTTTGGCATTGATTTTCGCATCTCCAAAGATCGTTTTGCAGCCACTTGAACTGATTTAGGGGGTTTAAATGTTGCCAATTACTTACTTTTTTTTACTGGTTTTTTCTTGGCAACTTTTCCATTTTCATCACATACAACACAACCTTCTTTTTTATAGGCTGCATCTTGCTCTTTACTTGGATTGATTTTGCCAAAAACAGAACCATCTTTTCTTTTATAATATACCATTATTTTCTCTTGTTCTCTTTTTCTAAAAATCTTTGATACTGGTTGTAAGTCCTACCCTGTTTGTTGAGCTTTATATTTAATAAACGTTTTGCTCTTTTGCGTTGCTTTGCCTCTTTATTAGGCATTACCAACCATTATCAGCAGCTTCTTGCTCCATTTGCTTTTCCCAAATATCTCCACCAAACTTAATCGCTGGTTTGCCAATTAAGTATCGTGTTTCCTCACTACCACACTTTTCGCACTTTGTTACTTTAGGTTTTTCATTAACAAAATAAAAAACCTCTTGGATGTGATCACATCTGAGGCATTTTACATCATGCAAAGGCATTATTTTCTCTTTTTTCGTGCTTCATTTTTATTACTTTTTCACGAGTAAGGCATAAATGCCCCTCTATATATAAGGCAAAAGGTAACGTTTTTAAAATTTAGAATGCTGTAAAGTATTGAATGCTTTAGACTTACAGCGTTTCCATACGTTTTTAATTGAAGCTTCAGATTTATCAAACATTTCAGATATTTGTTTGAATGTAAGTTTTTTTATTTGATGATTAAAAAAAACATCGGATTGTAATTCTGTCATAAAATAACATATTATAAAACCAGAGTTTAAATCACTAATTCTTTGTTTATTCCTTTGATATTCCCTCTGTCTATAACTTTCATAATCTTCATCTTTTGAATTTCCACATAGTGGACAAGGTGTGTGGCTTGGTTCTTGCATATTTTAATTTACCAAGGTAAATCATCTTGGTCTTTCTCTTTATCTTGATTTGAATTTGCAAAATTTTTATTTGGTTTCCAAGTATCTTCGTAAAGGTAATGTGTTATGCCAGTATCGGATGGTTTTTTTCTTCTTGCGACAATCATATTTGCCCACCCATCATCTTGAATTTGTCTTAATTGCTCGATAAAATCACTTATTTTGATCCCAATTCGTAACTGAGATCCTCCATTTTCAAATGTTTTTTCTTTAATAAACATTCCACTTATGTAATTTTTTTCATCTTCCATTATTAACTCCTTTAATTTAATTGATTTGGCGACCAATCAACACCACAACAACTACTCTGTTTAAGTTGATAATCGTTAGGGTAATGCTTTTTATTGCATTTTTTACAATATGCTATGAATAACCCAGTTTTTGTTTTCTTAAATTGTTTTTCACTTAACTTGCTATCTGAATCAAAATCATTTCTAAGCCAATTTCTAAATGCAGCTGAATAGTTTTTGTAAGTTTTGCCTTTTGAAAGCATATAATCATTCCATTTATCAAATTCTAGGCTAACATCTTTATTGATAAATATCTCTTTATATTCTTTTAAATTATCTTTTATGTCCAATAATTGGTTTCTCTTTGTTTCCTTGGTCTTAGCCTTATCCTTCTCTTTATCTTTAGGGGCTTCTAAGGGGCTTGTATGCCCCTTATAAAGACCATATTTAGTTAATATCTTAATTACTGATAAATGAGCTTTATTATTTGGATTAAGTTCACCATATTGATATTGTACAAATTTAGGAATAAACCATTTATCAACCTTGAAATTATTAATCTTTCTATCAAATGTTTTTAATATTTTTCCCTGGTCCAAGTCTAGTTTAAGTTGAAATGAGGCTCTTTCAACATCCACATCCCAGATACCAGCATGATCGCAATCAGTTAATAAATATATCCAAAATAACTTCATATCAGTATCAAGTTCTCTGATCCATCTTTTACGAAATAAATTAGTATCTAAAAATCTCTTAGCCATTACAAAGTATCTCTAACTGAATATCGTGTTCTAAATTCTAACTCTCTTTCCTCTCTTAGCTTAAAAGTTTCTTCATCTCTTAGCTCTGGATTTTCAGATTGTATCTTTCTTCTAGCTCTTGTTATTGACTCCCAGTTAGGTAGATCGCCCTTAGAAAGCATCATTAATAGGTCTAATGCTGTCATACTATTGAGTTTATGTGATAGATGGTCATACCATAGC